TCGCCTCCAGCAAAGTAAATTCTTTCCACATGGTTAATTTGATCTTTTAGAAAATCAAAGTTATTCTTATCATCTACTGATTCGATGCTCCATATTTTTTCTTGATCAGTGAGGCCTAATTTTTTAGCATCCGGCACCCATGCTGAACTGTAACGTGGTCCGCAACTACGACATTTAAAATTGCAAAGATTACTAAAACGGAAATCCCAATACTTCAACTCCATAGTAGTGCATGTTCCGTCTGCTAGTGTAATTTCTGGAATTTTTTTTACTACCTCTGGAAAGTCTCTATTGTGATAGAAACGACCACTTTCACCAGTGACCCGTTCTCTATCAAAACATTTACGGCATATTTCGGGCTCTTTGCCCCCTATCATATCTTTTCTTAAAGATTTCATATTGCCGCTGTTCCAAATTTCTTCAATGCTCTGATGTGTTAGATCACCAGCAAAATAATTATGTACAGAGGTTAGGCAACACGGAATTACTTTTCCACTAGGTTCAAATGCAAGATGCATCCAGGGCACTGCACATATTGTGGTTGTATTTGTTGCAACTGCAACTACATCTTCTTTTTTGACAATTTTAATAGGTTTGTAATCGAAGGCAGTTATTTTTTTTGAGTTGAACATTGTGAGTAACCAGGACCTGTTATTTATTTGTTGTAATGTTGGTGTATTTTTATTTGCATCAAAGAACTCTTTAGCAGAATGTACAGCAGATAATGCATAATTACCGAACGGCCTATCTACTCCCAGAGTCTCCCATGCTGCCAATCTATCAATAGCTTCAGCATTATCGGGATCTTGTGCAATGGTATTGCATAACTTAATTGTTTCCCTAAATGCACTTCGCCATGTGGCAAACTCGTCTGTGTTAAATGTTGTAATGTTACTGACTTTATCGAAGACTTTTAATTTAGGAACAATAGTCGTCAGTAGGTCTAATGTTTTCCAAACTTTGATTTTGCCAAATGCCCGCTTAGGGAATAATTTAACGCCACCGTAACCATATTCTAAATCATTAACAGGATTCTTACTGTGCCAGACGTATGTACAGTCTCTATCAAATATCTCTGGTTGGTAGTCGAACTGCCAGTCATCGACTAAGTAAGCATCACCGTCGACTACATAGAACATGTCAGTCTTGGATAACTTAGCCGCTGCCTTATGTGCCTCAAAGATACCAGTAACACCATCCACACGTTTGGCATGTGGTGCTTTTTCTAAAACACGCTGCCAATTCTCTTCTGCATTAGATTCATGGTAACTAATAAAGATTACATCCAGTGTTTCGGCAATCAGAGGAGTAACTGTTCCTATTTCTTTAACACCCACAATCTCTGCACTGGGAGTAATTTTCAAAGCCCAAATCTTCTCCCCGTTTATTTCTTTGTCTAGATACCATATATGTTCATAGGCTAGATCGTGCCAAGGAATGTCGTAATCTAAATCAAAACGCATTTCTGGTAGGCTAGGATTTTGTTCAATTTTAAACTCAGGACTAACTGTGCCTAACCATTCCCATTTAGAAGTTTTTTTACGTTTAGGTTCAAACTTAATCAACCAAGTACCTGGTTTTGGACTGTAGTTAGGATCCAGCTCAAGTGCAGTAACGTAATCCAGAAACCAAAATGGCGGATAACATTCGTTGACATCGATGAGTAGTTTAGGAAGATCAGGATTCCATGTAACTCGCATTTCAGGCATAACGTATCCCATGTCTTTCTCGCCTTTAACGTTGGCGCCAGGCACCTCACAAGTAAATGCCCATATTTTATCTTCTAAAGGATTGACTCTAGGATCAATGTACCAAACTAACGTATAGTCAGCATCGTCTTGATTATATACATAACTTTCTATAGGATTAAATTCAAATGTAATAGAACTTGCTATTGCAGAATTCTTTTTCCAGATAGGCGTTTTTGCCCACATGTGATTCTTTGGTACTTCTATTTCATGTGTTTCATATCCAGCATATGGGTGCCACCCATCTTTAAACAGTTTGGCTACCCACTCACCTTTGTATGTCCAAACTAGACATTTTCTTGTTTTAGGCACATCATTTACAAAGTTCAAGACACTAGAATGTCTTGCATAAGGATTTATCACTAAGAATTCAGTATCGCCTTCACCTAAGTTGTATAATTGTTGGTCATAATAAAACTCATCCCCTCCCCAGGGGATTTCTTTGATTAGGTCTGTATTGATTTTGGGGTATTGATCTAGAAGCATTACTACTAATTATCTTAGTAGAGAATGCTTCCGAATCTTTTAGAAACTCTTAGGCAGCGACACAATGCTGGTCAGTACTGTACCCGAATTGTCAAATCCTATAAATTTACGTGTCACTGTTCCATCAAGTATAGCGCCGGAGTCTAACTGGTAATACCTAGGCGGAGTATCAACATTCGAATAATAATGGAATGCTCTAGTTAGATTTTTTAGTGTTGTATCAAAATCACTGTTAAGATCCGATATGTCCCTCAACTGATTTAATGAAACATTAACGTTTCCGTTGCCGTCGTCATTGACAATGAACATAGATCCTACAGAAGATTCTAAACCAAAAGATGTTTCGTAGTCCAATCCTGGTGTACTCTTTACCTTATACAGTGGCAGGCCGTCACTATTTGTGGCGCTACTGAGATGCTGTACAGGTCCAGTAGACGATAACGGGAATCTATATACAGTGGCCCATCCACTATACGGATAGTCTGTAGCTGTGGCAAGATAGCCCAATGTGCTGGTTGCTGTAAAGACTTGACCACCAGCACCATATAAATCTGTGCCATCTCCACCTGTACCTACACCTATGGTAAGAACTTTAACTTGATCAATCTTGTCGTAACTCATTCCTATAACACTGTTATACGGTGCAGCAGGACTTACCCAATAACCCAAGGATTCAAATCTCGAAAGGTCAATAGCTACATTAACTATGTTAGTGACTGTGACTACAGAGTTAATTCCAACACCGCCTTCAGATGCAATAGTTACATTGTTAGTATAGGTTCCGGGTGTGTTGTTTAGCTCTAGCACACGCAATCTTACAGTAAAGGTATTGTTGGCTTTATCAACGATGCTCCATCCTGGGTTGTTGTTTCCAAACGATGTAGTAAAATCTAATAGTACATCTGGCTGATCAATTAGATCATATACGGGCATAATTTCAAAACTTTGACGTACTTGTTCTCCTAGCTGTGTTGCCGTGGTAGTTGCAGTGATGGGACTTACACGCATACTAAAGGTACGTTCTACATTTTGAAATGTAGGTATCTTATAGTTTACAGCATCAAAATCAGAAACAATATTTAAGAAATTAGAATATTGACCTACTTCAGTTCCATAATAAGAGATAATAAAGTTTTGACTGCCGCCCGGAGGGATAACAAAGGAACTGGTAGTATGAAATATTGGAAAGACTCCGTTAGGAAAAGATCGTTTAATACCATTACCATCAGTGTCTCCTACGGTCAAAGGAGTATTTCCGTCATTATGTAGGGTAAGAGTCTGTCGTGTAGCAGTACTGTACCATTTTAACAAATCTGCCCAGTTAGTTGGATTTTGCAAAACAAGATCTGTGGTACTGGTCGAAGCTGGTGGAAATACAAAGGTAGGAACGGGATTAGGTGTTACTCGTAATATCTTTGTTTGAGTAACAGCCGTAGGTGCCCTCTTAACTGGTTCCCATAGATATTTCAGTGTCTCTAATGTTGGAACTGGGCCTTTAACAGCGCCACCAGATATTCTAAATCCGAGTGAACTGGTAATTCTTAGATTAGTATCAAAATTATTTGCCATGACTTATTTGTTTTTCCTATATAAGGATATCCACGATTTTCTTGCATATCTTTTACTTACAACAGCACCAGTTACAGTCATTGCCGCTAACCAAACAACACTATTTGGTATAGATAATTTATTAAATCTGTTACCGCGTAACATATTTGTAGCATTAGTAAATGACCATTCTACATATTTAGATGTCCACCTTGTTCCGTTTTTAAACAATAAAGGAAGAATGATTTTTGATCCAATAACCTGATAACCGCGTCGAAATGTTTCACCTAACATTGTATCATGTAAAGCATTTTCGCACCACTTTACTAATTCCATTTTTTCAGATAAAGACCAAGTGCCAGCGGTAGTCAACGCTGTTGCTACTACGCAAGCACCGGCGCTGCCGCTGCCGCTGCCGCTGGCCGAGCAACTACTACTGTTGCTGTCAGCACAAGAAACACCACCGCCACCACCGCCGTCACCTGTAGGTGTGTAAGGAACTTCTGGGTCTGGCTGCGATGTTCCAGAAATACGCACTGTTGTGGTCTCTGATGTAGTAGTTGAACTAGCGTCCGGGTACTGACCAGACACTGTTAAAACACTGAGATAGTCACCTGTGACCAGTGTGGCCGAAGTATGGAATGTGGTAAATTCAGAACTGTATGTACGTGGGGGCAACACCAACGGACTAGCCAGGGTAATGGGCGTTGTGGTAATGTCACTGCCCTCTCCAAATACTGTGAGATTCGCGTGTTGCAGTATCTTAGTGTTGTCAATTGTAAAAGAGAATGTGGTAACAGTGATGGTGTTTGCACTGTTGTTGTATAGTTTAAAGTTTCCCGCTGCCATATATGTTGTTCTCTTTTATAGTACGATGTTCTCAAAATGGGTCTTGGGCGTGATGATAAAGCCAGGAGCCGTGGTATCTGTATAGGTTATGGTAAATTCCACACCCTTGCCGGTGTTAACGTCCTTTTGTGCTACCATGCTGATCTGCAGGGTACCACTGGTCCAGTAGGTACTGGTAGTGGGCCAGGCTGTGTCGCGCCACTGTGTTCTGGTATATTTCCAGTTCTGGGTATCCTGTATATAGAGTATAAATGCAGCCCACTCCTGATCTAGATCGTTGACCCCCGTGGTGTCATCGTAGAAACTGCTCCAAACAAACTCACCCCCAGTGTTAAAGAAATAGTGACCTAGCAGGCTAGTAGTCCAACTGGCCGTGACCACATGGCTGATTTCCCCAACCCATGATGTAGTTGTACTGGTACTAACACCCCCTCTATAAGGGCTTGTGGTCACAGCGCCTGTGCGATCTATAGTATTACCACCATCTGAGAAGTACTGGCTAGGATGGCAAGTGTACCGACGCACATCGTCCAAGAGCCAAAGAGCTCTGTAGTGTAGATCATTATGTGTGGCTGTGGAGACCAGGGTAGTGCCTGTTGTGGGGCCCACTGTTGATGTAGTGACGTTTAGTACGTGAAGATGTATTTGATTAATGTCAGCAATCAAGTTATGCCAACCCTGGGCTGTGACCCTGTTGCGATTGGTCACGGGCACACTGTTCAGCCAGGTCAACCCATAGCCATCTATGCCCGTGCCCAGAATTTCTTCCACATTGTTGTAGATGGTGTTGTAGTCGTCGATCTGGATTAGAGTCAATGGACTGGAATATAGTGGATAGGTCATAATGATGTTACAATAGTGTGATATTTATCCTTGATCTCGACATTGACAAATCAGCTTAGATTAAATACTAACATTATGAAACGATACAAACATTCAGGTACCATGGGCGACATCATATATGCTCTGCCCATAATGCGTCACTTTGGCGGTGGAGAATTTTATCTACACCTCAATCAAGTTGACTGGATAGGTCAACACTACTACGGTAGCCCCCCAAACCCATTCCATCAGGGTCGCATGACCCCAAAAGATCTAGACTTCATGCAGAGCTTTTTCCTGGCCCAGGACTACATCACACGCTGTGATGCACTGGATCCCAAAGAGGAAATCACGCACAATTTGGATCTATTCAGACCCTTGTTCGTGGGTCACCCGGGCAACTATGTGGACTGCTACGCAGAAGCATTCAAGATCCGAGAGCCGGGTCTGCGCACAATTTTACGCAATCAACCCTGGCTCACCGTGCCCAAGCCCACGCCCATTGCGGAAATAGTGGTCAACAGGTCCGCTCGTTGGAACAGTCCCGACAGTCTAACAGGTTGGACAGCCATTCGTGATCAAGCAGAAGATCGAGCTGTGTTTGTGGGTCTACCCGAAGAGCATCAAGAGTTCTGTAAGTTTGCCAACTGGGCCATACCCTATCATCCCACAGAGACCCTACTGGAGTTGGCTGAAGTCATTGCGGGTGCGGATCAGTTCGTGGGCAATCAAAGCCTAGGTTTGAGTCTGGCCATAGGACTGGGAGCGGACTGGGCCTGTGAACTACGCAGAGATCTACCACAGGAACGCAATGAATGCTGGTTCCCGGATCATCCCCGCGGCGAATACTTTTAATCAACAATATGACAGCAAAATCTCCACGTAGACCCAAACTGGGCATAGTACAATCAAGAGGTCTAGGCGACATAGTGATAGCTCTGCCCATAGCTAAATTTTATCACGATCAAGGCTGGGATATTCTGTGGCCCATATGTACAGAATTCATCTCGCACTTTGAACACACAGTACCCTGGATCAAATGGATTCCAGTGCAGACAGACCCGGGCAGTTTCTTCTACGACCAACCCATGAAGGCCCTGAAGAACTTTCATTGTGACGAGATCATCCCCCTGTATCAAGCACTGACGGGCCATAAATTCCACGAAGAACTGTACTTTCAACAGACCAAGTTTGATCAATACAAGTACATCAAAGCGGGCGTACCATTCTTAAACAAGTGGAAACTTAGCGAGTGTATTCAGCGTGATGCACAAAGAGAACAACGTCTATATGACAAGATCATTACCAATGAAAAATACGCAGTAGTACATCTAGAAGGCAGCGATCACACGGCCAACTTCGATCCCAGTATAATACCCAGCGACTGGCAAACAGTGTATATCAAAGCGGAAACTGACAGCATCTTCGACTGGCTAAAGATCATAGAAGGCGCAGAAAGTCTAGTAATGGTCGACAGTGTGTATAGTAATCTAGTTGATCAATTAAAGATCAAAACGGACAAATACTTTATACCAAGAAGTCATGTGGGACTAACACCTGTACACGGTATGGACTGGACATGGATTAAGTTCTAAACACACAGTATATATACACTACACTGTATACACCCAAATACCCCGCTACAGCCTAATACGTTATAGCGGGATTCTTATATATACACATAGTCAAATACCCCGCTGTAGGTCTATTGGGGATTAGTCATACAGCGTATATACACATAGTCAAATACCCCGCTATAAGAGGCCCCTCACACAGTAAAGAGAACTCAAACTTCTACAATGATTGGCGGTGGGAGAACCTGAGAGAACCTGAGGAAGAACGGTGAAAACCATTTTACGATAACCTCTCTTCACCATGGCCCCACCACAGCCCGCACCCTAGAAATCACGGTGAATCCACAGCCAAACCACAGCATCTTATGCTGGAAAAGTGGCATTTTCGCCACAGAAATGCTGGAAATACACCGGTTATTAGCAGGGTTTTTCAGCCCCACAGTTGCCCAAACTAGCTAATGATGTTATACTATACGCATACAGTAGAGAAAACCGTAACTGTATAGGTAGTGTATGAGCTTAACCACAGTCGCTTACCGGATGGGAGTGGGGACCAAGTACATGAGCAGAAGTCCTAGACCTGTGTACTATACAGTGAAAGACCGGCCGGAATGTGGTAAGCGGCAAAGTCTAGCTCATTGAGCAGGAACAAGGTCTGCGGGCCCGTATAATGACACTTGCGTATATACGGGATATATAATGACTATACTGGTATATTGGAGTATTATCTCACTATATACAGTATAGTCTATTATGTAGATAATCAATAACTGATTATCTGGATTATCTTTTAAACAAACTCAATATTATCTGTACGCATAGTTTGTTTTGCAGTAGAGATAATACGCTCTTTATCTTTTTGTATAGTTTCCCAAACAAAATCTCCGCTAACAAAATCGCATTTAGCACGAGTGGGAAACTTCCAAGCACCTTTATCTGTTTGTTCTGTAACATTAAAAGCGCAGATAATAGTATATACTTCTTTTTCTTTATTATATACAATTTTAGCTTTTGCAGTGTTTGCAGTGTATACTTTTGACATGTGCTTCCTTTGTTGTTTAAGTATGTATTATAGCATCTTTTGGAGTGCCTGTCTTGTTGTATTTTGAACACAGATCATTTGGAGGGTCTTTGGTTGACTGATTGGTAAAACCTTGCTATAATACACTATGACGACACAAACAGTAACCCGTAAGAAGCGTGTAGACCGCAATCATATCATCTATGAGCTTGTGGTCAACGGCAAGAACTACATTGGCGTCACAGCTAAGACAGAGAGCACTGTGAACAAGAGTGTTTTGAGTCGTGCCGCTAAACACTTCTATCGTGCCAAGACTGAGACTAAGAACTGGCTGCTCTGTGCTGAGTTGCGCACACTGAGCGACAAGAGCGAGATTGAAGTATACGTGCATGAAGTTATACGAGGCAAGGCAGAAGCCCACAAGCGTGAAGTAGAGATCCGCAGAATGGTTAAGCCTGTTTTAAATACAGACGTTCGTGGGGACTAAGTGTCACTTCAAGTAACACTTGACAAGTTGGTAAAACCGTGTTATAATTGACACTTACACACTAAGGAGCAATGATGAGTTATACACTATACATCTACAAAGCAGATCGTCGTACAAAGACCGGAGAGCGCTTGTTCTCTACTACAGTTTGGCCCGTAGCGGATGACAATGCCATGCGCCGCACTGTAGCGGACTTGTTCCATTTGTACAGGCCAGAAGACGGCTTCCGCTTCGACTGGACTCCCAGCATGAAGACTGTTAAGAACTTGATGACTGGGGCAATGGTTGAGATCGCACACGACACTCCCCGCAGTTGCGATCCGTCAAGCGAACTCTACTGGAGCATGTGATGAAGAACGAAATTGAACGTTTGAACTTTGTGATCTGGGCCAAGGATCGATTCCCGGGCTTTACCACCAATCACGAACAATGGACCAAGGCCAATCGGGCATGGCGGGCTGTGGCTCGCAAAAACCCAATGGTTGACAAGGTTATCGGTTTTACCGTATAATATACACTTACACACAAAGGAGCTGATATGTCCGTTCAATCTATCAACAATGAGATTCTTGCAGGCAACTTCACTAACGATCAACTGACCAGCATCATCGACGCTGTGAAATTTGCCCGAGCACGCCTTGCAGAGAAGACCAAACGCTCTGTCACGCTGGGCAGTGCTGTGAAGTTCACTAGCACTAAAACAGGCATCACTATGCAGGGTGTCGTAGACAAGATCGCGATCAAATACGTAACAGTTCGTACTAACCAGGGCCTGTGGAGGGTGCCTGCAAATATGTTAGAAACCGCTTGACACTTTGGTAAAACCGTGTTATAATACATACTTGTTTAACAGGAGAAGACGATGACTGTAGTGTATAAAGCAGGTGAGCAGACCTTTAAGGCCGTTGAGTTGTTGTTTGGCAAGCGCGAACTGGTCAATGCCGTTGTAGAGCAAGTACTGATCAGCCAGACAGAAGCTTTCATTGAGATGATCATGGACGGGCAAGAGGACATGTCGCGCAATGGGATCAACGAAACCCTGCGTGGCGTTAAAGACAGCGCCACTGACTTCATTGGCGATATGATGGGCGACCTCGAAAGCATGATCAGAGAGCGTCTCAAGCAGGTCAACTACGGCGCGGCTGTGACGGGTATTAAGTACGATCTCGCTGGCGACGTTACAGATATTGAGGTCGATGTGTCTGTGGGCGTTGAATAACCCTTCGGTTGACAGGGTTGGTAAAACCTGTTATAATACATACATCGCAACAAGGAGCTGATATGCGCAAGTACACTACGAAGCTGTTAGAGATGATGGATGAGGGTTTGATCTCAGCAGAAGCTGTGGCAGAGATGGCATTGGCCTACATGAGCGAGGACGATGTTAAAGACATGTGCCGTGCTAACGACATCCTGGACGAAGAGGATGAGGACACCATTGTTGAAGAAGACGAGGAGTGGACTCCCGACAATGCAGACTTCTGCGATCCCGGCTCACGTCACCACTATTGAAAGGCAACTATGCGATACTACGATGAACTGGCAACTTACGAGCGCGATGGCTTTACTGTGATCGTAGACAAGAGCTACGAAGACCTGAACCCACGTGATTGCTTTGACTTTGATAGTGAAGAAGAAGTTAGCAAGATGTGTAAAGACATCGACAATGGCAACTTGGATTGGTTCATGTTGCGAGTGCGTGTAATGGTTGACAGCCTTGAGATGGGTTCGCACTACCTGGGCGGATGTCTGTACAAGGATGCTCGCGAAGTACTGACAGACGGCACCGCAGAGGACTGCATCGGCGAAGCACTGCACGAAGCCAAACGCGAAGTCTACAAGTACAAACAAAAATTCGCTGAGTTGAGCGACATGGTTGATCGTGAAGGTGTTGATGTTTAATAAGAATGAAGTACTACAGTGGGTGGGTGCCGTGGCGATCATTGCCGGGCACGTACTCAACGCAATAGGTCCCAGTGTCTATCCTTACAATATTATCGCGTTCGCTGTGGGCACTGTAGCGTTCTTGGCATGGGCTATCCGTGTGGCAAATAAGCCACAGGCTGTGGTCAACGTTGTATCATTAGCCATAGGCATTGTAGGGTTATACAAAGCATTTGGTTGACAAGTTGGTAAAACCTTGCTATAATAAGGCATAGTAAGAAATAAACAGGGTTACCTAGTCCGTTAGGGCCCACAGCAAGCGAAGAGTTCCGACGGGGACAGGTTGCTGTGGGGCATGAAGGCAGTTGTAAACGAAAGTTTACACGAGTTGCTGACGGGGAACTAGGGCGTAATGTTTGGCACACCGAACGTTAGAGACGGACTAACGGGTAGTTGACAATCCCCTGTTTTCTTGCTATAATACACACTTACACACTAAGGAGCAAAGATGAAAGCACTAGAGAAGTTTATCGAGCAGAAGAATCACTGGAACAGTTTCTTCAAAGGCGAGCAATACGAGATCCAGAGTGCCAAGGGTCGCCAGCGTATCGCAGACATGATCGATGCCGCATTGAGTCCGGAGAACTTGACCTGTGATGGCGAACTGAGCCGCACAGAAGTCAATCGTCGCTACAAGGAACTGATGACTGCGGCAAAGCAGTTGAAGAAGTTGGACCCGGCTGTTTCTTTTTACGAGTGGGAAGAGGAGATCATCTAATGAAAGCAATGGTTACAACTGTTCTCCGTCAGGAGATTGAAGTGCCCGAGGGCACGGATCGTCAAAGTGTGCTGGAGTTTCTGGCAGAGAACCAAAGCTTCACAGATGCGTTCTGTGGTGTTAGCGATATGACACAACGGTTCCGCATTGTTGATATCAGTGTGGTGGAAGAAGAGATTACTGAACTTGGCGAGGAGAGCTACGATGCCTAATTGGTGTTCAAACGGTATTACACTGCGTCACGCAGACCCCCAAATGATCCAGCGGGCCGCCAAGGCTCTGCAAGAGGGCAAGTTCCTGCAGGAGTTCATTCCTTGCCCTGCCGAACTGCTGGACACTGTGGCTCAGATGGGCACCAACGATGCTGAAAAAGCTAACCGAGAGAAGTACGGATACAGTTCCTGGTATGACTTCAATGTGGCCAACTGGGGCACCAAGTGGGATGTAGAGTCTAGCAATGTAGAGATCGAGGATGCTAACACTGTCACAGCTGGCTTCGACAGTGCCTGGGCACCACCCATCCGTGCATATGAGCAGTTGATGGACTTGGGCTTTGATCTAGTGGCCTTCTACTACGAGCCTGGCATGCAGTTTGTGGGCAAGTGGGACAACGGTAGTGACGACTGCTGTGAGTACGGTGGCGCAACTGCTGACACGGTGCGTGACATGATCGGCGAGGAGTTAGACGACTACTTCTGCATCAGCGAGAGTATGGCTGACTGGGAAGAAGAGAACCAAGAGGATCAAGAATAACCCTACAGCCCCCAGGGGCTTTGGTTGCTCGTTTTACAAAACAGTGTTATAATACACACATGTTAAAACAAACAGGAACCAAAATGTTAAAAATGTATACACTGCAACGCAATAACACTTATCTAATTGCAGGAAAATTTGTGCCGCTAGCAGTAGCACAAAAAAATAAAGCAAGCATGTACAAATATAAAACTATGCTCGCACATGCAACACAAAGCATTAAGCAAGCAGGAGACACTGTAGCAGTGTTTACTTTATAACCCTACAGCACATAGGGTCTTTGGTTGCCCTGTGTACCTTTTTGCGTTATAATACACACATGTTAAACGAAAAGGAAATTAAAATGCAAACATACACTACACTGCACACAAACGGACTCGGCTACTGGAGCCGCACAGCTAAAGCTGTAGACGTTACGAAACTAGACTTGCAGTTCATTAACGACGAGAGAGACTTCGGCGAGCTGTGTGTGTACTTTACAGCAGACAGCTGGGACGTTAACACAATGGGACTAATTTACACAGACAAGCAGTTTAAAGCAGAACTGCGTGAGTACTTGGTTACGTTGGGCTTTACGCAAGCAGAAGCAAACGACGTGGAGTACAGCGAGCAGGGTATGCAGGGCGACAATTACGTGTCGTGCGATGTAGGAGATAAGTTTATTGCGGGCTTAATGCGTTTGGACCCCCAGCATGTTAACGCTGTGATTGCGGAGTGCGAGGGCATTTAATAGTACAGTAAAGTGGAAGGGCATTGTTGACAGCAGTGCCCTTTTGCGTTATAATACACACATACACTAAACAGGAGCAGACATGAAGCGTACAGATGTTGAAGAGCTGTTGGGAAAGATGGAACAGTTTGCGGACTTCCTGTTTGCACAGGGCAAGAACTGTGCAGGCAATGAGCTGTTGGGCTTTATTGAGACCGCAGATGCTGTGTTAGAGGACTGCGAGTTGGAGGCGGAATGATTACAGCGGACAAACTCAAACTCCTCACCAACATGCCAGCAGTTATGCTAGAGCAGGCACTGCCCGTCAAAGGCCGACCCAAACTCAAGACAGCCCGCTTCCTGGGCATCACCAACGGGCACGAGTTCTGCTACCTTGTGACAGACACTGATGACGGTGCGGGCAAACTGTTCCTCAAGTATGACCCTACAGCGGATAAGGTTTCTGCTACGCTGGCTTGACAAGTTGGCAAAATCTTGTTATAATACATACATCGCAACAAGGAGTAGACATGCTTACAGTCAATCAAACTACCCGCTCTTACACTGGCAAGCCCGGCTGCATGTGCGGATGCAATGGCACTTACAACGAGGGCGAACGTGCTCGTAAGATGGCTATAACTGCTCTGCTTAAAAACCCTGCTGTGCGCTACGACAGCTGGAACGATGGGCAAGAGGGCGCTGTGTTTGTTGTTACAGCTACCCGCAATCGTGTACTTTATCTTACAGCAGAGGGCGTGAAAGCTGTTGAAGCTATGGGCGTAAAGCCCGAGTAAGCTGTAGGGTCTTTGGTTGACAGGGTAGCCAAACAGTGTTATAATACACACATACACAACAAAGGAGCTGATATGAATATGTCTTACTGCATGTTTGAGAACACAATGAATGATCTGCGTCACTGCGTGGAAGCAATGGACAATGCGGACTCTATGAGCGAGCTGGACTTGAGCCGCACTGAGAAAGCAGCTTATGAGTATATGCGCGAGCTGTGCCAAAACTTCCTGGACTGTGCAGAGCGCCTGGAGCAAGAGGAAGCTGACGGACAGCCCGACGAAGCGCAAGAGTGGGCAGACTTTGATCCCGATTGCTGAAATGTCAACCCCTGCCATTAGACCCTGCAACACGCCTGGGTACTTCGCAGGGGTTGACAGTTTGGTAAAACCTTGCTATAATTAACACTTACACAAACACACTGGAGCACACAATGGGTACACGAAGCACTATCGCACTTGAGTTTGCAGATGGCACAGTACAGCAAGTCTACTGTCACTGGGACGGCTACCTGGCACACAACGGCCAGCTCTTGCTCAAGCACTACAGCGATCCGTTCAAACTGCGTGACTTGATTGACTTGGGCGGTTTCTCAAGCCTGTGCGACTCTGTTGAGGAAACTAAACAGGGTGCCTACACACAACGCGGTGAAGAGTTGTCGATTGAGAAATACAAAGACATTGAGGACTATTACAAAAATGTCAGCGGCGAGGAGTACGACTACATCCTCAGCATGAACTGGAAAGGCAAGGCTCAGTGGTATGTTCGTCACTACGGCACACAAGAGAATTGGATTCCGTTAGAACTGGCATTTGAACAAGAGAAGCAAGAGGAGGAAATGGAATGAGCAAGATCGCTGAACTGGCATACGACATTGAGCAACTGTACATCGATGGCATGAGTGCCAGAATGATTGCACTGACATTGGATTGCCCCGTGGAGATGGTCTACGGTTGGATTGAAGGCAACAGTGTTGCTGATACGCCACAAGAGGAGGAAGTCTATTCGCCATATTTTGGTTGACAGTTCCTCCAAAAGAGGTTATAATTAATACATGGACAGCGCGGTGCTGTTCGTACACACAGACAAACACAAAGGAAATTTTATGTCTAAATCTTTTACCCATGCTGGCGTTTCTAAACAAGATGGCCAATTCAAAGTTCGTTTTGCCAATGACGCACTGCGTACCAAGGTGCTGATCAAGAACGGTCATACCGATATTGATATCATCGAGCTGAAACACGCTATGACCAAAGAGGACGCTGTTGCTTATCTCATGGAGATCGACTTTGCCACTACCAACGGCAAGACCAATGCTGATGTGTTGGCTGCACTGGCTGCTGAGATCGACAAGCGTAGCGAAGTGCCTGCTAAAGAGGCTAAGGTTGCCAAAGCTGCAAAGGCCAAGCCTACTATGAAGGCTATCGAAGCCAAGGTGGCTGCTAAGAAGGCAGAAGCCAAACCCACTCCTACTAAAGCCCAAGTGATTGCCCAGCTGGCTGACATGGAAGACGCCCCTTACTAAGAATAACCCCTGCAGTGTGCGTAGAGGCAATGTCAATAAGTCCTCTTCGATAACATGTATAACGGGGTATTCAGAGAGAACACTATGAGTAGATTAGATTATATTGGTCGTCCTTGGACGGCATTCGATCCGGAGAACAAGCAACACCGCAAATGGTTTGCAGAGTTCCAAAGGTCCGGTACTTGGGGTCGTTGCCCTGTTCGATTCATTGTTTCGGATCAGCACGGGGATTTGATTACCCTTATCCAGCGTAAACTGATCGGACATTATGTCGATCGTGAATTTGGCAAAATTAGTGCTTGATTTACCAGTCAGTCTTCTCTATAATAGATAATAACTGCACAGCAGTATCTAACAAGGAAGACAAAATGAAAACGATTAATCCAGAAACCAAAGCCGGGAAACTATTCACAGCATTGAAAGCAGGCGAGGCATTGACTCCTGCACAGGCTGCAAAGCGTTTCGGTATCAAGAATGTCACAGCTGAAGTCAGCCGTATTCGTCAAAGCGGTTTCGCAGTGTATGCAAACAACCGCAAAGCCGGTAACGGTGTTGAAGTGACCGAGTATGTTATGGGTCAACCAAGCCGCAAGATCATTGCCGCAGGTTACAAGGCTATGGCTCTCGGCCTTGCGTAAGTAGAGAGTTCGCTCCGAAGTCCTGGGGGTAGTGTCCCAGGCAAACCCCCGAGCCCTGCCACGCTGTGAAGCTGTTGCGGGGCTCACCTTTTGTGGCAAAAATACAACACCAAAAGAGGTTGACAGAGTGGTAAAACCTTGCTATAATACATACATGAACTTAAACAATGTCGACGAAGAATGGTTCCGCAGAGATCGAAGCTTTCGTATCATAGGCAATGATCAAGTAGGCTATCATGTCCGAGCCTGTGGAAACCATCGTGTTCTCAGCGATAGAGAAGAGCCCTTAAAGACCCTACAAGACGCAAGGAATTGGTTGACAGAATACTATCCCGGTGTTATAATACATACATCGCAACAAGGAGCAGTCAATGAGCTACATTGTTTTCAAACACAACAAGGAATACGGTCCACGCAAAGGACTTGAAGGACCCTTCCACTATCCCAATGGCCGTGTTGCCTACTACGATCCTAAGGAAGGCCGCTACTGGGATCCACGGACTGACTTCTACCTCGAGACTGAGGAAGCCGCTGAACTCCAGAACTCGATCTTCGGAGTGCTGAAACGTGCTTAAGATACATCCAGACCTTAACCCACTAGAGGTCATCCTAGTCGAAGAGGACATGGCCCGCAAGGGAATCACACACTACACAATGACTCCGGGCAATGACTGCATCTGGGTCTACTACGGTTCTATGAACCTTTACTACATCTTCAACGAGGGTAAGATACATGACATCCAAATCGATTAAAGTCTATCAGGAAACCACACAGTGGACAGACAGCAACGCCGGTAACCATGTCTACATCTTCAACGAGCGGGTTACAGGTCGAAGTGCCACAGCTATTGCCTACATACCTGCGGGCACAGATCAGGTAAAGAAGTTCCGTACACCGCTCAAGCTGGATCTCAAAGGGCGAACATTTAAAGAGTTGACTTGATAAATAATTGACTGTATAATAGAACTATGAAACGAATCCTTACTTCAATCGCACTGATCGCATCCTTGGGCACTGCACAGGCAGCTGGTCCAGAGGATGTCTTGCTGGGTATCATCCTAGGCGGATTCATAGGCAATTCAATGGCTAAACAACAGCCCGTTCAGCCTCCTGTAATCGTTCAACAACCTCCTGTGATCTACCAACCACAACCGCAGATCATCTACCAACCCTTGCCCCCACAGCCGGTATGCTACCATACTCCGGTCTATAACGGCTATGGTCAGTTCTTTGGCTGGCGCACTCACTGTAGATAAAGATTCCTGGCCATAGTTCAATGGACAGAACATCTGCCTTCTAAGCAGTCAATCCAGGTTCGATTCCTGGTGGCCGGACCAAATAACCCTGCACTTGACAGGGTTTCTTTTTGATGTTATAATACATACATCGCAACAAGGAGCACACAATGGCTAAACTGTTAATCACTACACAATACTACGAGAACTACGGTGCCCATGATTGGGACGGCAAGAACGAGTGCCCACAGTACTGGAAAGCCAAGGGCGGTTCGGACTACGTGGTCAAGAAGTTCAAAGGTGGCTCTGCCGATGCTACCATGGCGGTCATGTGCCTGCGAGCACAGATTGAGTCAGACAACGATCACTTCCGTGAAACAGTGATCGACTTCCGCATTGTCAAGGACGACTACCTCACAGAGTTTGAGCAGAGCCAGTTGGACTACGAAGGTTCCATCCGTTACCCAGCAAAAGAGTTGGTTTGGTAAAGACCTTAGTGGTTGACAGGGCTTTGAATTCCTGTTACAATACACACATAGACACTAAGGAGCAAAGATGATTAGAGAACACATCGAGATGGACACACGACACGGTGGTCCTTATGATCGCGGCATGGCAGACAGCTATTACCGCAGGGACTACAATCCCCACTACTACCTAGGTGACACCAAAGCCTCAGGGCGTGTCACTCTCAAGGATATGACACCCAATGAGATCGTGGCCTACACCGCAGGCTTCAACGACAACGAAGAACATGGCGACTATAAGGAGTGGATCTAATGCAAGCAATGATCAACCTAGCCATAGTACTGATGCCCGTGATCGTCATGGGTCTTGCAATGATTATCATGGGAGAATTTTAATGAACGATCACGATAAGGGTAACCTAATGTTCTTGTTGAACCTGCCTACCAAACAGCTCAAACAATGGTACACGGAAGTGTCGGAAGACGACCGCCTGTATGCAGAAGAATTGTTGGTGCAGGCCCACTTAATGACCATCGATGCGGCTGTGGCTAAATTGCCACAGTACAAAGAAGCCAAAGAAGTTCTAAAACCCTTTAGGTTGACAGGTCTTTGAAAAGACGTTATAATACATACAAGAAGAAAGAATAAGGTTGCTGAAGTAAAGAGCATTTAAGGACGCTGAGGAACAGTGTTAAAGCCCTAGAGGAACTGGGGCACTTAGGTGGGGCAACGGATATAATAACCCTACAGAGCGTAGGGTGGTTGACAGAGTAGTAAAACGAAGTTATAATACATACACACTAACACAAAAGGGGCGACAGATGGCTAAAAAAGTAAACTATGATGCGTTTAACAGTTTCGACCTTAACGAAGCCTGTGACCATTTTGACTGCGTGGACCAGAAGGCTTGGGCTAAGATCCGCCCGTTCATTGTAGCAGACGGACAGGACTACGAGGCAGTGATGGTAGAAGCGTTCGACTTTGAAGACGTTACAGACAGCGAGCACGAGGCCTTCTGTGCAGGCGTTAAGTATGCCCTAACAAAGATGAACATTGCCTTTGAGAAAGCAGGCGTGGAACTAGAAGTGGCAGAAGTGGACTTGGTAGAGGCATTTGGCTACATGCTAGTGCGGGTTGACGACGAGCCCGAGACCTTTGTTAAGCGAGCCCTTAAGAAGCCCGTTATGATGGTAGAAGGCTGGGTATAACCCTTAGCCCGCAAGGGCTATTGGTTTACACTCTGGTAAATTGGCGTTATAATACAAGCATACACTAACACACTAGGAGCAAAAGATGAAGCTAAACGAGATCGTAGACTACAGGGGCCTTGGCACCATCCAGATGCGACTGGACGAGGATGGTCGTAAGTTCTATTCCTACAAGCACAACTTCTTCAACCAGTACGGCGATGAAGACACCATCAAGGGTGCCAAAGAGATGCTGGAGTGGGAGCACGGTAAGGCCGTAGAGATCCAACAGGCTATCTCAACCTTGACCGCTCGTGGCTACAAAGTCTTTAAAGAAATAGCATAATTGGCCGGAGTGCCAACCCCTGCCACTAGACCCTGCAACTCGCCTGGGTACTTCGCAGGGGTTGACACCGAGGCTTTTCCGTGCTATAATACACACATAAACAAACAAGGACACACAATGACACAGAAATCAATTCCATCAAGCACCGGCGGCGTTATTACCTACACCAAGACTGGTCTGATCCACACCGCAGGCAAAGCCTACTCCGGCAAGATTGCCGCTCAGGAAGCCAAACAAACTAAAGGAAAATGAAATGACTCCTAAACAAACCGCACTGCTCAACATGGGCAAACTCCTGGGCATTGCCCTTATCGCAGGCTTCTGTGCCAACGTAGTGTTCACCTACTTCACCGTAGAACAGATTGGCATTGGCTTCTGCGTAGGCATGATAGTCTATCTGTGCAAGATGGTCTACGACATCGAGCTGGCCAAAGCAGAGCACCTGGATGCCCTGAACAAGTTGAACAAGTAAACAAGGATCGCACTATGCAAACCGTCGCCGCTTTTGTCCTAGCCGTTGCAACTCTAGTTGGCATCAGCTTGATCATGGCCCTGCCCACTATGCTCCTGTGGGACTGGTTGATGCCCGAACTGTTTGGACTGAAGGAAGTCACTCTGTTCCAAGCATGGGGCTTGAACTTCCTCTGCGGCATGTTGTTTAAAAGCCACAACAGCACCAGCAAATAACAGTTGACAAGGTGGTAAAACCTTGTTATAATACATACATCAACAACGCACTAAGGAGCTTTTAAATGAACGCTAAAGACTTTAACCTGGACGCCGTGCAAGACGCAACCAACGAAGCCGCACTGGCTGCTCGCTCAGCTGTTAAGCAGGCCTATGCCGCACTGGGCGGTGACCGTGGCGCTTGTGGCTTTGCTTGGGTCAATGTGTGGGGTGTACGCTCCAACAGCAAGTTGGGCAAGGCCCTGCAAGCCGCTGGCTTCCGCAAAGACTACACAGGTTCGCTCCAGCTGTGGAATCCAGGCAAGGCGGCTGCTCAGAGCTTGGACATCCTGGAAGCGGGTGCCTATGCATACGCAGAGGTGCTCAAGGCTAAGTTGGGCTTGGACAAGGTCTACGCCGGAAGCCGAATGGACTAAGCAAGGGGCGCGAGCCCTTTGTTGAACGCATTAGATCCCTTTTAGTGTTCGGGCTCCACGGACCAACGGGCACTAGATTCCTTTTAATGTGTTCAACAAAGAGCTTGACAACTCTGTAAAAAGATCATATAATACATACATCAACAACGCACTAAAGGAAGCAAAATGGCTACAGCAAAGAAGGCAGCACAGAAACCCAGCAAGGGCACTACAGTACTGGAATTCGATACGGACGCTATCAAGAAGCGCGAGAACGAAGTGGCTAAGGAAACAGACGCAGAGATCCTGGCACGACTGGGTGAGCGCTTTGAGATCCTGGACGAGATGACCAAGGCTGTGAAGAGCGGTGATGTCCGTGCTATGATCGTCAGCGGCCCTCCAGGTGTTGGCAAGAGCTTTGGAGTTGAGAAGGTTCTGCAAAAGGACGGCCTGTTTGACACATTGGCTGAGAAGAAACCCAAGTTTGAGATTGTCAAAGGTGCTATGAGTGCCTTGGGACTGTACGCTAAACTGTATGAGTTCTCTGACGCTAAGAACGTGGTTGTGTTCGATGACTGCGACAGTATCCTTATGGAAGACCTGAGCCTGAACATCCTCAAGGGTGCCTTGGACTCCAGTGAGCGTCGTTTCATTGCTTGGAACACTGACAGCCGCCTGCTACGCTCAGAAGGCATTCCAGACCGCTTTGAGTTCAAAGGTGCGGCCATTTTCATTACCAACATCAAGTTTGAGCACGTAAAGAGCAAACGACTCCGTGATCACTTGGATGCATTGGAAAGCCGTTGCCACTACATTGACCTGCAGATGGACACCAACAGAGAGAAGATTCTGCGTATCAAGCAGGTGGTTAACGATGCAGACATGCTGGCCCGCTTTGAGTTCAGTCAGATCCAAAAGGACGAGATTGTCAGCTTTGTGGAACAGAACCAGGACAAGTTGCGTGAGCTGAGCCTGCGTATGGTGCTCAAGTTAGCAGACCTGCGCAAGGGCTTTCCAAAGAACTGGCAAGCAATGGCCAAGACTACCTGTATGAAGCGAGCATGACCCGAGTAATCATATACGCACTAGTGGGCACAGTACTCAGTGCCGCTGGTATAGACTTCTACAGTGAATGGTTCTGGTGTATGCTGGCGCTGTTCATCTGTAGTGATTACCTCAGCCGTAGGGCGGGCTTTGAAATGGGTGTAGTACAGGGCATAACAGCCTACTCAACAGCCACTGAATCCCAACGAGCAGACCTAGATAAGATAGTAAAAGACAACAATGACTAACACTACACAACACACATGCCAGTACATTGGCGCACACGCTCACACACCTACATGTACACACGCCGCACTAGAGGGCCGTAGCTACTGTGCTGAGCACTATGCGCTAGTGTACAAGCAGGGTACTAAGCGGGCTACACGCCACAAAGAACTACGGGTCGTGGACAAGGTTCGCATCGTAGAGAGTCTCATGAACGAAGCCATTGCTGAGTTAGAAGCAGAGGGCTTTGACTGCTACGGTGATTCGGAGTTGGGCTTGCTGGCTGATGAGGACCAGGTAGTCCAGGCCTGAGGTGGTGGCCGGCCATGGTGGGGTGGTCAGGTAGTGCTTGCACATGTTAGCAAGCACTAACTTGCAAGCATGCCAAAAGTTCTCAAAAATTCTCTCAAAAAATCTCCAAACTTTTCACCCCCAGTGTTAGAGTAGATCACCAGGGGCCGAGATCTCTTCCCCCTTTTTTAACTGCGCGGCAAAAATTTGAGCCGCTAAAACTTTCGGTACCCACGCTGTTCGGATTTTGAAAATTTTTTGCGCTAATTTTTTCCTCTATATATAGAAATTCTTGACTTATAGCATAAGTACGTATATAATTATTTTAAACTCGCACACTCATGCTACACTGTATAACCACCCTCACTGACCCACTTTGCGCCATAGTCAAGGACGATCCCGTGCGTCCCGAAATACCCATTGAATTCAGAGTAAGTGAACGCAGTAATATATTTGTACTGTTAGATCTCTATGGTAAGCCCATGGCTGCTGTATGTGCTGTTTACAAAGATTCAGTTCCCAAAAACACACTGGAACTAACACATCCCAACATGATGACTCCACACATAGCAGTGTTCTATACCATATGGAGCTACAGTGCTGGTTCTGGGAGGCAGTTGATTCTACAGACTCGTGATCATCTACGAGTTGTGCAACCCACTCTAACACAGTTTGTCACTCTATCACCACCCACTGACATGGCTCGTGTGTTTCACCTACGCAATGGTGCTGGCGTGCTGTCAGTCAATGCGGACACTGTCAATTACATCTATAACTAACAAGTATAACTTATGACTAAAAATACCTTTTATCTAGACATGGACGGAGTCGTAGCTGATTGGGAATCAGCTGCTTCTAGCTTTTTAGGTCGACCAATGCGCAATCCCGATTCACTCACACACTATCGCAACACTGTGGAAGAATGGGAACTGATCAAGACTCAAACACGTTTTTACCGTGATCTACCACTTATGCCCAGGGTGGGCGAGCTTGTACATCTAGCACGTCAGTATAGAGACATCTTGGGTTGGAATTTGCTGTTTCTCACTGCTGTGCCCGCCAAAGATGATGTACACTGGGCATTCTATGACAAGGTGTTATGGGCACAACTACATTTTCCCGACGTACCCGTACACTTTGGACCGCATTCGTGGGACAAGCATAAACACTGCACAGTGGGGGATATATTAGTAGATGATCGTCCGGACAATTGTTCACAGTGGCTTGAAGCAGGCGGACTGTCGTTTAAGGTCAACGGTAATGATCTGGGCAGTGTACTGGATTTGATCTCGACAGATTTAAGGACTCGTGTGGCACGTAAGAATCTACGTGACGTGGTTCTGGATCTAGTGTGATTAAGTGGGTAGATAAAGGTGTATAAAAATCTCTTTTTTACCGCTTCGCGCTTCGCGCTGCTGGGTTGGGCTCTTGACCGATGAAGGTGGCCATATTAGTCAGCGGTGAACCTAGGTTCTGCAGGGAATTGACAGTGTTTCAATCTAGGCTTGTGGGCTTTGATTCTGCTGATTGGTTTGTGTCCGTTTGGTCACGCAGCCAAAGTCGCAGTGACTATTGGCGCAGTCAGGGCAGTGAGTTGGTGGCACCCGGGTGGCTCAATCCCACAGTGGAGTGGGCTCAGGAACGTATTCAGCTGAATCTACAGGGTGGGCATCGTTTGGCTCACTTAGAACTAGTGGATCAAAGTCAGCTAGCATTCCCTCACAGTGGTCGTGATGACGGTGTTACCAACGTGGCCAACGGGTGGAAAATGTTCTGGGGTAACTGGCGCACAGATCAAATGCGTCAAGCACACGAACACAGCACCGGACAACCCTATGACCTAGTACTGAAGATACGTCCCGATCTAATGCTACACAATACCTTGGATCTAGCTCGCTGTGCTGAAATCCTAGGGCATGATGATCGTGCAGTGATCATGCCCGATAATACTCGTGCGGGCTATGGACATGCAGTCAGTGATCTTATGGCTGTGGGACGGGGTGCTGCCATGAGTTGTTATGCTGACTGTTTACATTCGATTGAACAGTATATAGCACAGGGTAAAATATTTCATCCCGAGACCATACTGGGAGATTATTTGAAATCTCAGCAGATGGGAATACGCACTGCCGGATTCCGCATTGACATTAGACAGTTGGGTCAACGGATAAGTGAAACAGAATATATTAGCGATTTCGGAAGTTGGGCATGAGAGTAGCATTGTTATTACCCGGAGAACCTAGATTCTGTAGAGAATTCGATCTGCTTCTGGAAAATCTCCGGGGCTATACCACAGTGGACTGGTTTGTTTGGCTGTGGCAGGACAGTCAATGTGAAGAACATCGTGGAGTAGATGTTGTAGCGCCCAGTTGGCGTCACATGGAATATGAAACAGCACACAGTCGCTTGAACAGCTATCTGCCTGCAGGGCACCAGTTGATTAATCTAAGCATAGAGAATCGAAGCAGTTATCCTCCGCCTCGGGTACACCACAAAGCAGGGGAAACCAGCGTGGAACGAATGTGGGGCATGTATACCAGTGTGAGGGAATGTGATCTACAGCGCCGAGTACATGAACGGGCCACGGGACAGCCCTATGATTTGGTCATACGCACACGCCCGGATCTAGGCTTGGCTGCACCCTTGGATCTAGAACATTGTCTAGAATATCTAAAACAAAATCCCCGAACTGTTATCACTCCCAGAAATGAAGTACACGGCTATGGGCACAAGACCAACGACATGATGGCACTGGGGCAGAGCAGTGCAATGTCCACTTACTGTGATCTAGCTCAGTACATAGTTGAGTATCATCATAAACTAGGTTTGATCTATCATCCAGAAACCATGTTGGCATTTCACATAGCAGCACAGGGACTGACTAACCATAATAAAGACAGCTATGAAGTAGTGTTGCGTAAGTTTGGCGCTGTTGAACGAGATGCTTACCGTAGCGATTACGGGCGCTGGGCTTGAATCTTTAGAATCCAGTCACTGCATATAGCATGACATTTCCAGTCTAGATTACTCAGTGTGAGATCCGCAGTTTCGGGCATGACCTGTACACTTCTCCCAGTTACAGGATATCCTGGATAGGCCCAAATGTAGTTTTTACTGGTCAGTGTGTAATGATCTTCTTGATGCCAGAAATAATTCAAATCTTTGCCCAACAACCAGTCAAGTGCGTCTATGTGTTTGGCGTGTATCCACAGACCCGGTTGATCTAAAAATTCTCTAGTAATGTTGTACTGTGGACCATCGTGTCCTAGATAAAGTCTGCCGTCAAATACCCATAGGTCAATTTCACAATCGTAGCCCAGAGCTAGACTATTTTTAATCTGCTGTGGTTGATTTTCTAATGAACGGTTAGGACCATTGATCAGTCCACGATGTGCTATCAGTTTCATTTCTTTCTAAAATATAAGTTGAGTTCATTTGACCACTGGTCGTTTAATTGTTCGTGAAACACAGCAAATCCATGTTCAGAAAGGAAATCTTTCATCTCGGCCACTGTGTGGTTTTCTTTGTAGAGTTTCCCTGCTTCATCCCGAGCACATTCCACAACACCTTCTTGAATTAGGCGTACATAGTCGCCCATGCCTTTGAGCACACGTAGGTCACTGCCCTGTGTATCACAATGAAAGTAATCGATCTTTTCCAAGTTCAGGCCCTGTGATTTATACCACGTATCAAATCTAGAAACTTTGACTGTAACAGTTCTTGTGGTAACTAGGTCTCGCCGCCCGGGCCAGGTCTGACTTACTTCGTCAACAAATGGATATAGACTGCTAGCGCCCCAGTCACCTACTGGATCACGATCGGCAACATAAAATGTTGACTCACCGTCATAGTCACTAATTGCCAAAGGAAATACATGATAACGATCTTCGTAGCTAACGCCAGCTGGTTCAGCACGATGATAAAATTGCCATGTGTACCCATTTTTTCTTGCAGTGTCTATTCTACTAAACAATTCGGGAATAGGTTCAAATGCCCAGGTCTCTACTGAGGTGTCGTTACGTGTTCTGTCTAAACTGTCTTGACCCTGATTTGCAC